CTGACGGAAGCGGCAAAGGTACCAGGGAGGATCGGCAAGGACATAACTAAAGTCGCGGACGCCGTTGCGACTGCGATCGGCGGAGGGACCAGTGCGGCTGGTGGCGCGGCGGGTTCAATCAGTACGGCGGCGTCGTCCATTGCGAACGACGTCTCCACCGCTACCCGCGTCGTTATAATAATTGCCGGAGTCTACATCGTCTACCGGATCGTGCGCTAAAGGTCCTTCGCCTTGGCGGGACCCACCACCTCCTTGGACATCGCCTCCATCGCCCGCGCCATCGTCGGGTTGCCGGTGTTCGCGCTGTGCACCGTGTACATCAGCGTCGCCGTCGCCATCGCCAGGCGCATCTCGGGGCCGACGTACACGTTCGTCGCGTACTTGATGAACAGCTCGTCCAGGATCGGTGCGAACTGCCCCTGGTTGTCCTGCGCCACCTTCGAGAGCCCCGTGAGGTTGAGCCCCAGTGGGTTGTAGTGGTTCATCGTCACTTGCTCGATGCCCGAGAGTGTGAGCAGGAATACCGAGGTGCCCATGTGCCCTTCTTTCTGGCCGAGTTGTTGCTCGATGTAATGGAGTTCGTCCTCAAGCTCGTCGATGCTCGAGCGACCCGAGACCTTGTTCCGCGACTTAATGTGTACGAAGCGCTCGCGGTACGCTTGAATCTTATCCAAAAGGAGCGACTTATCTTTAACGGGCGGCTCCGGTGCTGCCATGGCGGGAGGCGGTACGATCGAAGGTTCTTTTGACAACCGTTCCTCCTTCTTCGCCGCCGTCTCCGCGCGCAACATCGCCGCCGCCGAGTCCTTCTTACCTTTAGTTGCTTTACGCGTCTCGACTTGCGCTTCGATCACGTCGGCGTCGAGGCCTCCGAGTAAAAGGGGGTCATCCGCCATGTACACTTACCGTATCAGAAAAGAGCTTCAAGTAGCGCCAGAACTTGTCGTGCAGATCCGGGCGCGCCTCGACGTATTGTAAAAGTTTGACCATGTCCATCGGTAGGTTCTCCTTGTCGTTTGCGAGCGGTGCGAAGTCGCGCTGTTCGATGACGTCGGCAAACTTGTCGTGCAGGGCCTGTGCGAGTGCAACTATGTGCACGTCCTGCATCGCCGGGAGCCGCAGCTCGCACCCGTCCTCGCTCAGCCACCGCTCCATGTTCTGCAGCTTCTCGCGTAGGAACGACGCTACGGTGATGCTCATGTGAACAGGTAGACTGCGGCGCCCACTGCTAGAGGCGTCAGAAGAAAGTGCCGGTCAGTGGCGTCCGCGGCACGGCTGGTCAGGCGCGAGGGGCGCATCGTGCCGTCGGGTCGGAACGCCGAGCGTGGGAACTTGAGCGCGTAGGCCACCGCACCCGTGAGTAGCAGGGCGCACACCCCGCGCTTTGGCGGCGACCCGAGACCTACCGCGACGCACACCCCCTTCCACCCTTCGATGACCGGTTGCTCTGTGATCGGCATGGTTACTCATGACTCAGAAGATTTTAATAACTGAAGATGCCGCTCGGGTTCCCTCCTGTGCCGACAATGTTGCCGCTGCCGTCGTAACCGCCGCCTTGCCGGTCGGGGTCGAGGTGCATGACGTGTCGAGCCATGGTGTTGAGGTCGCGACCGCCGCCCAACGGCTGCCGTGCGTCCGACTGAGTCCAGTCCGTACGGTTGCTTGGGCGCTGGCCCGACGACGCCGACGCGAACGGGAGCTGCACGCCCGGCGTCTCCTTCTGCCAGAACTGGTACGGAGCGAGCCATCCCGTCTTGTACGCGGCGTCCTTGGTCGTGCGCTTCGACAGCGACGGCCCGTCGATCTTGCCCTGGTCGGCAAGGTAGAGGAAGTGCAGGTCGTCGAACGTGTTCACGCCCCAGTTGTCGATCATCTGCTTACGGATCGCGTAGTCGTAATCGTCGTGCACCTGTGCGACGCGGCGGTGCACAAACTCGGGGTACACCTCCATGAGCCACTTCAGGTTCCCGGGCTTGCGGACGTCAATCAGTGTGTTGATGTACCGATCAAAGTCCGCTAACTCCGCCTGCTTCTTCATCGCCTGCAGGTAGTCGACCTCCTCGTCGCGGATCGGGTCGGGGCGCGGCACTGCGGAGGAGCCGTCGGACGCGGCTGCGTGACGGATTGCCGCGCGCGCGACCATGCGGTCCTTCATCTCGTTGGGCACCGCGTACTTGGCCGCCGGCATCCCCGAGTAGTTGTACCACTCCGGAGCACCCATCGGCCGCGACATGTCCTCGCCACCCACTGGAGGCGTCATCTTTTGCCGCATCATCATCTCCCGGTCCGCGAGCTCCTGTGCCTTTCCCATACCGAACCCCGCCTCTCCAGTGTGCGAGTTGTACAGTCCCATCGCACTAGTGCCTTGCGTCTCAGCCATTCCTGCGCCGGGTGGTGCCATGATTCTACCTACATGATTCAGAAACTCTTACCCATGCGAAACACACAGCTTAAACCATAGGTGCGTTCTGCCCAGGTGCGCTCGCTGGCCGTCCCAGTCGCGGTAGCTCAGTGTGAGTGTGCGCAGGTCCGTGCGAGGCTGCTCGAAGTAGTGCGTCACCAACCCCGTCGGCTCGTGCTCGTGGATCTCGATCGCACCGGTCTTGGCGTCGTCGTGTGACCCTGTGTGCAGAACCGCAAAGGCGCCGTTCGCGTGTGCGTTATTGCTGATGACCTCGCCTTGCACCTCCCGGATGTGCAGGCTCGCCCAGTCGTCCGTGTGCTTCTCGTGCGCGTTCTGGAAGCCGAACTGCCGCTTGTTCATCAGCGTGTACGCGATTAGCTTCAACCAGTGCACCGCCTTCACGCCGCGATCCAGGCGCACGACGATCTCGTCCGGTGGCGTGCGTAGCTTGTACAGTGGAAAGACGCACTTCTTGGCCTCGGTGTCCGCCCACGTCTCGTTGATCCTGATTTCGTGTCGGCCTTGCAGCAACAACTTGTCTCGCGTTGCTTTATCAGCTGTAGTACTGTCGGGAATCAACCGGTACTCCGCGACTACAGGCGGTGACGTGGCGTTGATTGCGACGTTGAGACGGTAGGCAAACGCGCTGATTGATGTGCCGCCGGTTGTAGGGAAGGTAAACTTTGCGGTCTGAGGTGCTGGATCGCTCACAATTTGGACAAGGTCGACGGGCACCACTGCACCGACGTCGCCCCACTTGATGGCTGTGTTCTGAATCGCGCTCCCGATGTGTGTGACGGGCACCTTCTCGATGACGGTCAGGTAGTCGGTGTACCCGGCGGATTGGACGTCGCCGACGCGCACCAGGTCGCCCACCTCGAGGTCCAGTGTCTGGTCGCTGAACGCGCTCATGACCCACGGCGTCTCCCAATTGGACACCCACGCCCGGCCCTCGTGCATCGTCACGCTCCACACCGGTGCCTTCCACTCGTCGTCGTACCCCGAGCCTGTGTCGTGCGTCGCGAAGACATCGATCACCTTCTTGCTGCAACCTGACATCTGACTCGAGATTGGAAGTTCTTCCGACCGCCAAAACGAGAATGGGTAGCTCCTGTAGCCGTCCGAAGCCCGAAAAGGAAGATAAGAAAGCTGTTGCAATTCAAAAGAAAGTTAACGACCTCACTGAGGAAATGAGCTCAGTACCGCAAGTGGTCTTTTTCCGAGCACTTCAGAAAGCAAGTACATGCGATGTTTGAGACTCAACACGCAGTCGATGCTGCTTTCGCTGATTTGGACGCTCTGCTTGATAAGCAGCGGCATGTACCTGCAAGCGGCGTGTGTGTCAACTGCGGTGGCACTTCCTTCGATCGCGGAAGCAACGCAGGTCAGGTTCATTGCTACTACGACGTGTGCACTGCTTGCGGCGCTGTCGCGGCGAGCACGTATGGCCAGACAGACGCTGAGCGCTACCCTGCGCGCATGTCGTCGTCGAACTACAAGCGCATCCACCACTGGCACGAGCGCATCTCGCAGCTCATGCTTCAAGAGAGCCAGATTCCACGCGGGGATTTTGTGCAAATTGCTGAGCGCCTCCTCGATGGGACGCACGCCGTTATCAACAAGGATGTCATCCGAACAGTACTCCGATCTCTAAACATGCAGCTCTACATCGAGAAGTGGTTGCAGATCATCCAGCGCATCACGGGCATCGAGCCACCGAAGCCAGGCGGGCGTCTGCTGCAGATGCTGGACACCGCGTTCACGGAGCTGCAGCAGCCCTTCAAACACTACAAGGACACCGGGCGCAAGAACTTCCTCAACTATAACTACGTGTTCTGCCGCCTCTTCCAGAAGCTCGACTGCGCACAGTTCTGCATGTTCTTCCCGCTCATCAAGTCGCGACAGAAGCTGCGCACGCTGGACGTCATGTGGGAGTCGATGGTCAGCAGCCTGCAGTGGGAGGTCAAACCTTTGCAACAGGTAGCGCCATTCGCTGTGAAGCTTGAAGAACCTGGCGCCTTACTACAGCAGATAAGGCTTCAAGACGCGCACGCAGTTCCGGCTGTGACGAGTACAGAGCGTTGGAGAACGGGATCCCGTAAGTCGGATCAGCGCCTTCTCCGTGAATTAGACCGGCAAAGATCGCTAAAGCGGCGCCGTTCAGCCCCACCTGCACAAGAGCTTCAAACACTTGGTTCGTCAGTGAAGCGTCCTCGGTCCGCTTTGGCAGCAAGGCTTCAATCGACGAGCCGATGATCAGCCCCGTTGCGACTTGTGTGATGGACAATTGGATTGCACGAGACGCCATAATCCTCATTGTCAGATTTTCAAGCGTGCGACTTGGTCGATCATTTGGTCCCACGGCTTGGGCATGATGTCCTTGGCACTCAGGAATTGCGACGCGGTGGTCGGACCTTCGCGCGGCGGTACTTTAGAGTCTGCGTTCATCGCCGACTGCCAGTACTCCTTGCTGCCCATGCGGAAGGGCTTGATCTCCTGCGCCTTCCACCACCGCAGCATCTCCATCGGGTCCACGTGGTTCTCGGGGCACGTGTTCACCATGAGCACCTCGTTGTCCTCGGTGTAGGCGTCGACGATGCGGTTGAAGGCGTCCTTCGTGAGGAAGTCGCCAAAGTCTTCCCACAGCGCCTCACGCTGGCGGCCTTGGATCGTCTTGAAGATGAGGCAGAAGTCCGTGTTGCCGCGCAGTGTGGGTGTGATGGCTTTGGCGTACTGTGTCGTGATCATGACGAAGAGGCGGTAGTGACGCCCGGCGACGAAGAGCTCCATGAGGTTCTCGTCGTACTTGAGCCGTTGGTCGGAGATGACGTCGTCCAGCAGTACGAAGAAGGGTGCCTGTGCGTCCTTCTCCTCGTCGGACAGGTTCTTGTCGTTCAGAATAGCCTTCTGTCGCTTGAAGATTGCGTCCAAGATCTCTGGCTCGTACTTTGGGTAGATGAACCTAGACGGGACGTAATCGCGCCAAAATTTGTTTAACTCATCGGTCTGTGAGATCACAATCCCGGCCGGGATCTTATCTTTCATTAGGTACATGAGGTTCCGCAACGCCCACGACTTCCCCGTGCGACGCTTGCCACAACACACAATCGTCGCGTCTATTTTTAGACCACACTCCTTTTCTGGGTCCGCCATGGGGTCCCAGTACGGCAGGTCCGGCAGCTCGATCTCTGCGTACTTGTCCGCCATCAGTACGGGCATGGTCGCGCCCTTCCCGTACGTCTTGTTACCGTCGTGCCCGTCATCGTGAGTGTGTAGCTCCTTGTGAGTGTGCTGCACATTGGCGTCGCTCTGGCTGCGTTCCTTAAGCGGCGCTCTCGGTGCCGAACTGTGCGGCGGCATCGTAAGTTGACTCAGAACTTATCGGGACGTACGGCTTGGCGTAAGTCCAATCTGCACCGGCGAAGGCCGCGACCTCCGACTTCTGCTCCAACGAGGCGCGCTGGCACACGACCGAGACGTCTTGGAAGCTCCAGTGGATGCCGAACTTGTCGCCGCCGACGCCAGTGTAGACCATGTTTGCGTACATCGTCGCTGCGACGACGTCCCCCGGCGCCACTTGGCCGTTCGGAACTGTGGCGCCCTGGTGGTCGCAGACGGTGACCGTGCGTGCGTACTTGCCACCGATGCCGTCCCACGCAAACTTGGACGTGCTCAGGTTGATTGCGTGCCCGTTCAGCGCGCCGGAGACCTTGTCGTACTTGGTGCGCACCGTGCGGATCTGCAGCATCTTGACCTCCTCGCGCGAGAGGTTCTTCCTGCCCAGCACGCGCAGTTGGTGCTCGGTCACAAAGTCGAGCAGCCGGTCGTCAATCAGCTCCAGTTTGGCCATGTACGCCTCGAACTCCTCGTTCTTTACGTCGTTGATTGGCTGGTCGTTGAGGTCAAGTGTGAACTTTGCCTTGGTGATGTCGCTCGGGCCCCACATCGTGCCGAAGTTGCCGTCGCCGTTCACCCGCGGCCAGAGCGTCACGCCGGGTGCGCTGACCATCGCGACCTCGCCCCCTGCCGGTTGGTACACCATGCTCACCGTCGTCTTACCGTTGCGGTCGGCACCTAAAGAGAAGGAGATCTGCGCGGGGTCGAGATCCGTGTGCTTGTAGAAGTGCTTCATGATCACCTGTAGTACCGATCAGAAATTCCACTGGTCCGAGAGCCAGTGAATGGGAGCGCTTCTAGGACCGTGCTACTGGGCATGTAAGTCCCGTCGCTACTCGCACCGTACGGCAGCCCTATGCGCCCCTGTTCAGTCGCGACGAACTCTACTGGACGTGTGTCGGTCGTGGCCAGGATCCCCGTGCTGTCGTGCCCGAGCACGGTCGTCTGTGTCGGGACTCCGCGCGCGCCCCACGTCGGTTTGCCAATGTCGCGCCGCCGCGGTGCTCGCTCCTGCCACATGTCCGCAATGCTCTGGATGTAACCACACCCGGGGTCCGGGCGGTCGACCACCGTGTACTCACCGAGGTCAGGCGGCACCATGTACGGTCTCTGCGTCCGGCCGAATTCCTTCGCCACAATGTTGCAACTTTGAAACGTTTGCTGCGCCATCGTCCTCTCGAGGTCGCTTAGAAGAAGGCGAGGTGTCGCTTGAGGTGTAGGCCGGGTCACTTGGCGGGCCGTCCCATTTGCCGCCCTGTGCACCGGGTTCCGCGTACGTCCAGAAGCCGTACAAGCTCTTCTGGTCCGAGGCGTCGATGCGATCCAAAACCTCTTGCTTCTCGGCCGCGCTCACCTTAGGCATCGTGTCACAGCCGCGCTTCATGCACGCGTAGAAGAGTGTGTACCGGTCCAGTAGGTACGCGAAGAGATCGGGGTCGCGGAAGACGCGGTAGACCTTCATCTCCGTCGGTGTCCAGCTGATGTAGTCGCACCACTGGCGGTCCAGGATTTCCAGGAGCCCGTTGATCTGGCAGTAGTAGACCGGTGGGATCTTAGTGTGGCACACTTTGTTGACGAAGGGACACTTGACCTCGATCATACCCTCGTCGCCGATCAGACCGTCGGGCGAGCCACCGAGCCAGGGGTAGTCCGGGTGTTCGTAGAAGCCCTTGCTCTTGACGACGTTGCCCGTGCGCACCATGTAGTCCTTGATTGCGTTCTTCTCGTTGATCGTGCCCCAGCGACACGCCTCGACGTTGCCGGACCACTTCTCCTGGCCGAGTGCGAGGCGCAGAGCTTTGGCGCGACTGTTGTAGGGGCAGATCCCGGCGGCCGCGCCAAACCTCGAGGCGGTGAGCTTGCCCTTGCGCGCGCTGAACCACGCCGGAGTGCCCTGTTGCGTGTCCATTGTGAGTGGTGTCTTGTCAGTGAGAAAATTACACACGAGAATTTCTCATAGGATGCTAAATGACGTGGGGATGGAACGCACGTGGCGCACTTCCCGCCGACGGAACTGCGACGGGAACGACAGGTGGAGGCAGCGTCGGCACTTTAAGCGAGGCCGCTAAGACGACGTCGTGGCCGCGCTACGAGGCAGAGTACCTAAAGCGAGCGATTCAGTCGGATCGGTACAAGTACGACACTGAGGGGTTGGACAGTGTGGAGAAGGGCGTGTACCTCGACAAGGTCGTGGCGGATTACAAGGAGGAGGCGGACGAGTGTCTGAAGGCGGAGTTCGAGCAGTGGTTGCAGGGGAACCACGAGGCCAACGACACGGCAAAGGAGCAGCTGTACGAGAACGCGGAGGGGAAGCCGGTGCGCCGGTGGGTGTTCCGCTCGCCAGAGTCCGAGGATGTCAACGGCGGGTCCAAGGTCGGGCAGCCGCGTGTCGGTTGGAAGCACACACCGTGGGGCCGCGCCTCGCTGACGCACCTCCCGGGCGTGAGGGAGTACCTACGCGAGCAGAAGCAGTCGGCGCACGACAAGGACACACAGATGCAGCTGCTCGCGGAGTTCGGGCCACAGGATCTGCAGCAGGCGTTCCAGTACTTCAAGCACTGGGTTAAGGGTCGGCCGATGTCGGACGCGGTGTGCCTCCCAGCGCACTTTGCGACGAACGACGTCGTGGCACGCTCGGATTTCGGCCACCAGATGCCCAACCGCCTGTGCCAGTACGACACGGAGCCCGAGGACCGGCAGCCCGGTGTGCTCGCGACCGACGCCAACGCCTACACCGCCGGAATTGCCGTGCCACCGAGCGCACCCGTGCAACCGACGACCGAGGCTGAGGAGCTCGACATCGAGGAGGCGCGCAACCTGCGGATCCGCATCGAGGACTTCTTGAAGGGTCGGGAGCAGCCGGACTTGCCTACACAGGAGTTTCGGGAGAAGGAGAAGACCGCCGAGGTCAAGGAGCAGAGGGCGGAGCTGGATGCCAAGGACTCCAAAAAGGACCTGGAGCGTAGGCAGCGCCAGCGGCGTGCGGACGAGGCTGCACCCACGTGGCGCATGGTCCCGGGTCCGAGCATCCTACCCGCCACCGCCGCCGCCGCGACCGGAGCTTACCTGGCACGCCCGGCCTCCAAAGCTGAAGCGCCCGGTGTAGATTACCCGCTGCTTACCGGCGCTGCCACTTAATTCTGACACTCAACCAAATGCGACGCCCAGACCCCTTCTTCCGCTCACAGAAGCCACACAGTAACGGTTACCTCGAGTCGCTGCACCGCCAGTACGGCGAGCCCGTGGGTGCGCTCCCGAGCCGTGGCGACGAGCTCTTCCAGCGCGCTTACGCGTTCCGTCAAAAAGAAAAGAAGAAGTACGCAGACCTCGAGCGCGAGGCGTCGTTAGCCCGGAAGCAAGTGGAGGAGATGCGCAAGGAAACAGATCAGATCAGAGCACTTTTTGAACAACTTTCCAAAGTAAAACAACATCATGAACCCGGGTCAATACAGCTTGGCGACCAAAGCGTACATGAGCATGCCGATGCTGGCGCTGGGGTTGGCAACGGCGGCGGTGATCTACGGGTACCCGACGCCGGCAAAGACACTAGCGTCGCAGTCGGCGGGAGCGTGCCAGTCGAGGTACTGCGGCCCGACGGAGATGTTCGTGGACAATCCGAAGAACACACTGCTGAAGGACCAGAGCCTGCAAGCGGGGCTGGGGCAACCAAGACCGCTTCCGAGTAGGGCGGCGGTGTACCAGAAGCTAAAGTATGATTTCGAGCGCGAGCAGGTGCGTTCCCCAGGGGTCGCTCTCGTCGCTCATCAGGTAGCGTGAACAACTACGCGAAAGCAGTGTGAATTTCATGGCTTGTTACGTCGCTTAATTTCTAGGAGTGTAGTAAAGCATGCCGCAGCTGCAGATCAACCAAGGCCCTCAGGACGCGCTCCTCTACGACAATACCCGATCGTACTTTACTAACGTCGGGTACGTGCGCACGAGCAACTTCCAAGTGGAGTACAAGACTGTGGACTCGCAGAACAACGCCGCGTGGGGGTCGACGATGCAGTTCATCATCCCCAAGGCCGCGGACCTGCTTGGCCCGTGCGACCTCCGCGTGACGATCCCGGCACCCACAGCGAACGGTATCACGGTGGATGCGAGCGGCACTGGTTTAGAAACGTCGCGTGTCTACTCACAGTGGGTCGACGAGCTTGGGTTCGCGATGATTGAGAAGATCACGTTCTCGGTCGGGTCGAACGACATTGAGACGCTCACCGGTGAGGAGCTGCAGATCCGCAACGAGCTGATGACGTCGGACGAGATGCGGCTCGGGTTCGAGTCGATCCAGAAGACTGGGCGTAGGGCGTTCAACGTGCCCGCGAGCTTGACGGGCACAAACGCTTCAGCTGTAACCACAAACGAATTGCCCGGCAAAGGTTTGAACAAAAACGTTCAGCAAGACTACACCCGGTTGATTGCACTATCTTACGCCACTACCAACGGTACAACGGTCACCACTCGTGGGCCGCTCGAGGCAGAGGACCGTACGCTGATCATCCCACTCGGCCTCTTCTTCACGAAGCACGTGTCGCAGTACTTCCCTCTTGCCGCGGTCGCCGGGTGTAACGACATCCGCATCTCGATCAAGTTGCGCCAGCTGGACTCACTGATCCAGCTCGGTGGAGTTTTGGATACCAGCGAAACTAAGATCCAGAGCATCGCCAAGCCGACCATCGGCAACCCGAGCAAGTTCGAGCTCTTCTGCCACTACGTGCACGTGACGGGTCCGGAGGCACAGACGCTCATGAACAAGGAGCACGTGCGCCTGCTCAAGATGTACCAGCACCAGACCGAGACCTTTACGAACATCTCGTCAAAGATGGACCTCAACCTGTCGTTCCTACACCCGGTGAGCACGCTGATCATCACGATCCGTGCGGAGGCGGACCTCAACGACAAGGTGACCGGGCAAAGTGGAGCAGGTTTGGTCGACAACGACGTTCAGGGCAAGGGGTTCTTCTTCTACCACGGCGACGGGACGAACCCTAACTACGATCGTCTCTGTGAAGTAGTCCGAACTTCGGTCACCGACTCTAACTTCAAGCAAGGGACGTGCAAGGTCGACAGTATCCAGCTCACGCTCAACGGGCAGGAGCGGCACCCGAGTCTCAACAAGGGTATCGACATCGACTACCTCCGAACGCGTCTGCTGCCGACGCTGCACTCCAACAGTGACTCCACGCAGCGTCAGATGTACGGTAGCGCCACAACTAGTTCAATAGAGCAGGCGTACGGCATGCACGGGTCCAAGAACATCCTCGTGTACCCCTTCTCGCTTAACCCCGAGGGCTCCAACCCGTCGGGTGCGGTCAACTTTTCGAAGGTGTCGCACGCCAAGCTCACAATCAACCTGGACCCTGCGTGGACGGCAGCGTGTGCAAACGAGGCCAGTACGACCATGCCCAAGGCGACCAACGGGTTCCGCGTCGACGTCTACGCGCTGTACTACAACTGGCTGCAGATCAAGGACGGCCGCGCGTTGCTCAGTTTCGCTTAATCCAACCGTCGTTTAAATGTCGGTTGAGTGCCCGATCGAGTGTGTGCGCGCCGCGTGTCCTTCGCCGGATTTCCTGGAGAAGCACAGCGCGTGGCTACTGACGGTGATGGCGGCCTTCACGGGCTGCATCGGCGTCATGCTCACGTACTTTTTGAAGAGTCGGTGCAGGAAGATTAACTGCTGTGGTGTGAGTTGTGTGCGGGACGTGATGGAGTTAGACGCCAAATCGGCCAACCTGACGTCCGCCAAGTGAAAAACTTCTAAGTGTGTGTGTAAGTATGTCGCTCGTGGTGTCCATAGACGTGGGCATTAAAAACCTTGCTCTGTGCGCATACGATTTTGTGACCAGTCGCATCGTGCACTGGGATAACGTCACCCTAGTCCCAAGCGGGCGTTACGTTCCTGCGCACAACGTGCAGTACGTCCGCGACTTTGTGCACCGGCACCACGCCCTCTTTGAGCAGGCGTCGGTCGTCCTCGTCGAGCGCCAGATGCGGTGCAACATGCGCATCATCGAGTCGGTGTTCCAGTGCCTTTTCTTCGAGCGCTGCCACGTGATCGCGCCACGGTGTGTCAAGATGCACTACAACCTGAGCATGCGCAACTACCGGGCAAACAAGGCGAAGGCCGTCGAGTGGGCCAAAGATTTTGTACTAGCACAGCCGGACGTGTTCGCACCCGGGCTCGTCGAGGCTTTTAAAAAGAGCAACAAGCAGGACGACCTCGCCGACACGTTGCTACTGACAATGTACTACCTGGACACTTATTCCAACCAGTTGAGCTGAGAGATGCCCTCGACGCGCAGTCAGAACCCAGACTTGGTGGAGCTCGGAATGGACTACTCGGACGACGATTTCGACCCGGACTACCGCGAGGACAGCGAGGACGACGCCGTCGACGACATTCCAAAGAACATGCAGCGCGATCGCGCACGGTGGGTTGAGAGCAACGTCGAGGACATTGAGTGGCTGTACCGCAAGCTGCTCGAGGACGGTCGGTCGATCATGGGGCGTGCGTTCCTACAGACGTGTACCATCAATCACTTCGCCTATTTCCTCTACCGCCACACGACTCCCTTTTCTGAGCCCTGAGCAAATGTCGGCATGGGTCGTCGCACTCGGTCTTGCCGCGGGGTATCTGGTTAATAAGAACATGCAGATCGGACAGCAATTAGAGCAGAAGGTTAAGACGTACAACGACACAGCGGAACCGGCGAACCCTGGGCCGACGACGCAGGCGATTCGCACAGTGCAGCGTACGGTCCCGGAGGCGGATAAGTACCAGGACCTGAACATGCAAGACCTCAGTGCCAAGGACGTCCGGTTCCTTACCCAAGCGCGCGAGGCAGCACACCAGGAGGTCGCTACGTACGAGGCTGGGCCGCCGCCGATTCAGGGAGTTTACCTGAACTTTTCCGACCGCGTCGTGTAGTGCGCTCAGACTTTATCGCCGTAGAGATGCGTTTCGAGTGCGCATCCTTTGCTTTCTGAGTCCGCTGGTCGTACGTCTCCTCGTGGTTTGCAGAAGACCGGCGACTCAGGTCGTGAGCCAGCGCCGCATCGCGCCGGTTGAGTTCCTGGATCTGCATCTCGTACACCCTCGGGTCGCCATACCTGGCCTGCAGATTCCATTGCCACGTATTGACGCTGCCGCGCAAACGGTTGCACACCTGCTGCCGCATCACGTCCATCTCGGGGCACGCCATGTGCTCTTGCTTCAGAAAAGCGCAGGCAGAGTGTCACGAGCATGAGACAGTAGACCGTGAAGAGGCCGCCAGCGAGGAACGCGGGGACGCACACCTCCATCGCACAAGTCTGAGTGGAAATTTTTCTATGTGCTGTTTTGAGAAATGACGATCATGTCCCAGATTCCGTGCCAGACAATTGCGTGGGCCTCTATGGCAGGTGGAGCTGCGGTGGTGGTTGCTAAGCAACAGGCTGCATTTCCTGCATTTCCACCCTACGTACACTACGCTCTGGCTGGTGGTGTAGTACATGCAGTGACCCGTGCTCAAGACGGCGGACGTGAGCTCATCCCGATGACTTTTGATGGGTTCATGGCGTACGGTTGTGCATGGATGTACGGGGTGGTCGGTGGTTACGCGGCTGCATTGGTACTTCGATAAGCGAGCACCTGTCACAAAGCAAGCATGTTCGTTTCCAAGCGCCTCAAGACATGGCAGCCGGAGCACATGCAGCGCGTGCCGAAGCGGCGGTGTCACTGGTGCTCGTCGGGCCCGCACCGGTTCCGGTCGATGGTCCAAGTGCTCGAGTCCCCGATGCGCTTCTACTTCTGCAAGGACGCGTGCCTCGAGACGTGGCAGCTGCACCGCCATGACGCCAATGTCGTGGAGTGGCTGAAGCTAGGGGCGGGGGAGAGAGCTAAAATCCTAAAGTCATGTCGTCATGCTCAAAGGGATCGATAAGAACCATCGTCAGGTCATTGCGGCTGCACTCCTGGTCGTCGCCGCGTACAAAACATTGAGGTGTCCGTGCGTGCGGATCATGAGCTGCCACAAGATGCTGTACTTTCTGACAGTGGGGGGAGCCACACTGATAGTGGTCAATGACAACACGTGAGGAGAAGACGCTGAATTGGTACACCCAGCGGTTTGAGCGGGAGTACCGGGACGCGCGTGAGGAGTTCGAGCGCCTGTCGCAACTGTTTAAAGATGTGTGTTGGTACAATTTTGAGACCACGTGCCGCAACTGGCGCGATCCGTGGCGGTTCAGCGACCCTAACAGTACTGTCGATCTGCACGCACACGTGTACGAGCGCAAGTGGTTGCGAGGGTGCCTGATGGAGAGCGGACGGTTTCCGTACTGGTTCAAAGGCACGATACGCGACGCGCCGACGTTGCCGCCACAGATCGTCCTGAACGAGCTGCGCCAGGCCAAGGAGTACATGCACGCGTGCCAGCAGCAGATCACCGCACCGTACGATTGGGCACCCGGTGGCCACCTGTACGACGAACTACGGCGCACCACCTCCGTCGGGCATGCGACGACACAGTGCGTCTACGCGCCGAGAAAGCGGAAATTTTCCAGTAGTTAGTAGAAATGTCGGACGAGGAGCTCGATGACGAGGACACGATGAGCGAGGACAGCATTTGCATCGAGGAGGTCTTGGATTGGGTCATCGAGGACGACCGCCTGTGCTACGTGTGCCGCATTGGTGGAGTGCAGGAGGTGATCGACCGCTCGGACCTCATGGACGGCGCCGAGCAGCAGCGGCTCGTGTTGCAGTTCGAGCGTCGCAAACCGCCGCCGTGGGACGAGCAATGCCCCTTCTGTGACGGCGACGGGTGCGAGGAGTGTGTGTGCGACGAATGCGAGCGCCCGTGCCGCCAAATTAAGGGTGTGAACTACGGCTGTTGTAAGCACCCAGTGATCTAGTTTCTTCTGACGCTACAAGTGCCATGGAAGCACCGAAGAAGCGCAAGTACAGTGGGCCGCCTAAGGGGTCCGAGGAGGCGAAGGCGCGTATGGCCAAGGTCCGGGAGGCGCAGTGGGCCAAGAACGGCCTGGTTTCTTCTGGTCAAGGGGAGAATGGGGGACCGGCTCGCGATCCTCGCAGCAATGAGCCACCTCGTGCGACTCGTTGAGCAGCTGGACAAGAAGGTGGACACGTTGATTAAGAGCATGGAGTGGGAGATCGAGTACGAGACCAGCGACGAGTCGGACGCCAGTACCCAATCCGCGCCTGCAACTTTCTTACAGGATGACAATGAGTGGGAGCGCTGGGAGAGTGGGAGCAATTGAGGTGGTGATGGTCCTCATCGGCGTCATGTGGGTCGTCCACTACCGGCACTTGCTCTACAAGACCGAGGAGAAGAGTGCGCGCAACGCCGCCCTGATACGCGCGTTTGAGCGCCGTCTACCGTTCAAGACTAATTCTCATGAAAAGTAATTATGTCGCTAGCCACACCGGGTCGCGTGATTCGGACGAACTCTTTGCAAAGTAGTGTGCAGGTTCCACAGGGAGGATCCGCAGCGTCGGTGAGCACCGCGAGTATCGAAGACTTGAGTGACGTTCACGGTGTAGCGGAAGAAGAGAACCCTATTGAAAACCAAGTCATGTTGTACAAAACGTCCCCCGCCGGGTGGCACCAGCGTAGCCTGCGGCTCGAGCACATCGTGAACGTCAACACGAGTGTGGCGAACAACAACCACATCTTAATCTACGTCGCGGGTTCGGCACCTCCTGCTACCGGTGGGTGGTATACGTTTGAGAACAAACTCAACTTGTGCACGGATGTCGACTCCGTCAACTGGGGTGCCACGGACGATAC